TCTACATCAGAATAAAAACCACCTACTTGTTGTTTACGTAAATCGTTTTCAGAAATTTTAAGAACATGAATAATTGCTTCTGCATCATCTAAACTGTTTGCTGTGTAAGGAACAATTAAATCATCTGCAGGTACAAACTTAGAAACAGCTCTACCTAATAAATCATCGTAGTAAACTTTTTTAAATGTAGAACCTGATAATGGTAAATGAAATAACATAGAATCAAACTCTGATTCATACTCAGACATTTGATCCATGATCTGATAATTCATAAAATCTTTTACTCTTTGTGCTTGTTGTTCTTTTACTTGATCTGCATTACCCATAATCTGTGCTCTAACAGGTCCGTCACTTGGTAATAGTTCTTTGAATGCTGTTGCTTGAAATTGTGTGACTGCTTCTGCTAACACTGGGTGTGTTGCACCAGATGATCCTTGGAAAGGTTCGTTTCTGTTTTCGTATTTAAATCCTAATAAATCTAATCCTTCAGTATATGTTTTTTCCCATTCTTTTCTGGACATCTTGTAGTCCATGTAATTATTTTTAAGGGTGCTACCGACAGGGTCTAAAACATCGTCTGGTAAAATATCTGCTAAGTTGTCAAAGTGAGATTCTGTTGAAGGTTGGTTTACGGCTGACGGATCAAAGTCAACGGTTGCTCCACCATCTTCATCTGGAATTACTTCTACGGGTTGCTTTTCTTTTTGCTCTTCCGAAATTTGAACTTCAGTATCTTCCGCGCCCGGAAGCTCTACTTGTGTTCTTGTGTTCGGGAGTCCTTTATCTATATCTGCCATTTATACTCCTAGTATTTTCTACCACGTTTTATTATAGAAGCCAAGCCCTGTGGTGTAGGCCCTTTTTCTGGTGCTGGCCCTGAATCTACACCAGCTAATTTAGCTATACCCCCGCCTGCCAAACGTGTGTTACGAATAGCAATAGGGTCTATTCCTTGTTCTTCTAATAATGACTTACGAACCTCTGGTCCTCCCATTATTTTTTTTTTCAAAAGTTGATCCCGCTCTAATTTTTCAAAAGAACCTAATTCAGATGTCAAATTTAAAGGAAGATCAGAAAATCTGTCTCTTATATCTTTTTCGTAAAAATTATTTTGTAAAGAAGGATCTATTGCTAATTCTTCGCCCGCTACTTCATAGGCTTTATAAAAAGGGTCGCCTTTATATTTAATGTAATCTTCTATGTTACTTAAATCTTTAGGTTTTCCATATGGTGCAAAATTAATGTCTATAAACGGAATTGTAAGTCCTTTTTTTGCTGAAGCTATTTCCTTTTCTCTTAAGTCTTTTCTTGCTTGAACTTTTTCAGCCTGAGTAGTTGGTTCATATTCTTTTATTATTTTTTCTGTATTCTGGATTAAAGTATCAAATCTTTTTTGATAAGATTTTCTTTGTTCAGCTACTTTAGGATTAGAAGCAAAATCTTTTGTTTTATCTAAATAGCTTTTAAGATCTTCTGCTTCAAAAAAATTGTTTAAATATTCTTGAACATCTTTAACATCTTTAGCTCGTTTGTATAAAACGGTGCCAGGTTCTAATTGATCAAATTCAGTTTCTCCTGCTCCAAATAAACCCAATGTAGTATTTCTTAATGCTTCATTTTTATCACCTTTCAATAAACCCGGTAATGCAAATGCTAGTTCTATGGGAGCATCTACCCAACCAAAGAAAGCTCCTCCCAATCTTGCAGCCTTACCGACCTTACTATAGTTTTTTGTTTTTGCAGCCACGTTTAATTCTTTTTTTAATCCATTTGCTGCTTCATTAATAGGACATGTTCCTACAGGTCCACCGTTTGATTTTCCTTTGGGACAAAACTTCATTAATTCTGTATGAAAAGGAGTTCCTGGTTTAACTTCATTTTTAGCATATTCTATTTGATTTGGTATATTTAATTTTCCAATTTCTATTTGTTCCGGTGTTAAGTTTTTAACCGTCACGTCATCATCTATCAAACCTGCACCAAAAACTTTTTTGTAATCTATTCCATAAATAGAAGGTTTTAAAGTTTTCTCATCAATTAACACACCTTGAAGCGCTCCCTTAGTTCTATCTGAAAGTTCCGATATTGTTATATTTAATTTTTCTATTTTTTTCTGTATTTCTTTTGGAATTTTACCTGGCTTTAACCCTTTAATTAACTTTTGTTGGTCTAAATAAAGTTTTCCTAATTTTTGTTCTGTAGATTGTATTAATGATTGATTTACAACTTTTGCATCAAGTCCTAAAGATGTAACTAAATAGTCTAAGTTTAAAGCTGCATTTGCTTTTAGGGAGGCTCTATGCGCAAGATCCAACTCATCAGCTAAGACGTTAGGATCAAAGATTTTAACAGCGTCTTTTATTTTTTTTTCATTACTACGGCTAGAAATTTTTTTAATATTTTTTTGTCTTATTACTTCTCTTTTTCTTAGCTGTTCTTCTCTACCTTCATAAGTTTGTTTAAGAGGATCAAGTTTATTTTCTTTTCTTAATTTTGCAATAGCTCTTTCTAATGTAGACAAAGCTATCTTATATTTTTTTGCCAACTGTTCATTGTTTAAAATTTTCCCTTCTTTAACGGCTTCTTTAAACTCATTGCCGGGTATATATTTAGATCTTTTTTTTAACTCTTTTAATAATGATTTTCCAATTGTTTCATCAAATATCTTTCTTTTCTTTTTTGCCAATTCTGATGCAGCTTTAGTTGCTGCTTCGCTTTTTTTTTCTGTTTTATATAATGTTAAATTATCTAAATTTCTTATGACACCATTATAACTAAAATTACCTTTGTTCTTCATTTCTTGCATAGTGGGGTTTCTTTTTAATTTTTTTTTAAGTTTTGCATGAACTTTCTTAACTTCTTCTCCCACTCTTTTATTACCACCATAACTTCCTGGTTCATCAACCAAACCACGTTTAGGTGTTGTAACAGAACCACCATCTTGGAATTCTGGTTTTAGATCACCATACAATTGTTTTAATGCTGATACTTTAGCATTCTTAAATTTAAAATCAAAATCGTCCATTTATTCTCCTAGTAGTTTAGCTAGTCCGCCTGATGCAAATTCATCAATATCATTTAAACTGCTGTCTAATCTTTGTTCAGCTTGCAAGAGAGAACTCTCTCCTTGTTTTATATTTTTAACTTTTTTACCTGTTGCAAATTCTTCCATAACTCTTGCATCACTACTTAAAATATCATCTACGCTATCTAGTTGTTCTGGAAAAAAATCAGGTACATCGTCGGGGGCACCACTTGATTCAGGAACAACATCTGTTGCTCTAAAGTCTCCTTTAGTTTTAACAGCTTTGCCTTTTACTTCATCTATAACTTCATAACCCGGTGGTTCGTATTCAATTGCATAAGGTCTACCATATTCATTTTTACCTTCAACAATAATTTTACCATTATCTGATTTTGCCATCTTAACACCTGGTAATTCTTTAGTCGTATACTCCATAAGATCTTGATCTATTTTTTTACCAATACCTCTAGCTACAAATTTATCTACAAGGTCCGGGAACCATGCTGGCATAGTTGTCGTTGTTCCTTTTAGTGGTACAACTTTACTTGCAACTTTAGCGCCTTTAAAAAATTTACCTAAAACAGGTAATGTTGCAAGGCCACCCATAAGTTTTAAAAAACCTCTTCGATCCATACCGCCACCTTTTTTAAATCCTATTCTACCACCCATTGCGTTAGGTTTTCTATCTGTAATATCAAACTCTTTTAAAACATTATCTTCTCTGTTTCCCATTTTTTTTTTAATCTTTTTCATAATTTCATCTGTATCAGCAAATTGAAAACCTGTTACTTTTTCTATGTTTTGTTCAAGTTCTCCACCTGGTTTTAATCCATCATAAAATTTTTTATTTTCTCTAGCATAATCTTCTCTTATTTTAATTAAATCTTCTTCAAATAATTCTGATTGTGATTTTTTTCTTTTAAATTTTTTTAAAAATTTTAATAATCTTGCAATTCCTCCACCCGATAATCCTATTCTACCACCGTCTGCTAAACTTTGTATTTGATTTTCATTTTGCATCATCCCAAGTGTTTTTGGATCAATCATAATTCCAGTTCCTCTGCCTTGATTTAATAATCTTGGATCTATCGCTGGTGTGTTCATCATTGTGTTTGGTGGCATCGTGGGCCCTGGTCCAATGTTATCTATATTGTCATCATAAGTTACAGGCGGTGCTCCTGCACCTCCTCCATCATTGTACATGGATCTTGGTTCTTCGCCTAACATGTAAGCTAATCCGCCAACAGCATTTTTCTTACGACCTTTTGTATCAAAAGTATCTAGCTGTATTTTTTGTTCTAAATTTTTATAACCTTCAGGATCGTTTTCTCTTAAAAATGTATCAAACTCATCCGCGATAGTTGGATCGCTAATATCTATTGCTCCTTTTTCTTTAATACTTTTTAAAGTTTGCGTTGGTTCAGAAGGTCTAGGATCTTTAATTATAATTCCCGCTGTATCCTCCATAGCGTCAGCATAATTACCGTCATATTGTCTACGAAAGTTTTCTTTTGCTTCTTCGGATAATTTATCAAATTGTTTTTTTGAAAAATCAAATTCTTTCATAACCTCTTTATCTAAATTTTTTTGATATTCGTCTGTAAAAACAGACGTGCTTCTTCTTTCATCATAAAATTGTTGCATTTTTTTAATCTCACGATTTTTTAAAAACTGTTGACTTAAAGCACTATAGGCTTCATCGTATAAATCCATTCTTTTCATTTGATCTGCTATATCTGTTATATCTCCACCTTCTGGAATTAAACCTCTTTGAAATGCTAATTCATCTGCTAGAACGTCTGCATCATATTTTAAATCACCGGTGCCACCGCCAATTTCATCCATAGCTTTTAAAAGTGCTTTATCAGGAGTTTTTGTTTTTACTATTTTTGATTTTTTAGTTTTTTCTACAGATTTAGTTATATCACTTAAGACTGCATCCTTATTAAGAACACCATCTTTATCAAATAGATCATCAATACCAACCTCTGCTGCAGAAGTTCTTTCGTTTACTTTTTGATTAAATCTTTTATTTGCTGCGTCAAACATTTCTCTGTCTAATGCTGATTTAGGTCTGTCTACATCATCTGCCATTTTTAATGTTTTCTTACCAAGTTTACCTTGTAGTAGCTTTAATAAACCTTTTGCTCCACCTGCTGCAAATCCAATTCTACCACCAGCTGCTTTATCTCTTGGGTGCTTACCTGTGTCTTTAATTTGCATTAGTTCTTCGAACGTTTCGTCTCCGTAAAGATTTACATTTAATTCTTTTTCAAATTTAAGTGTACCTTCTCCTTTAGGTTTCATAGATTGTTCATAAATATTTTCTGATCTTGTAAATTCATCTAGAGATTTTTTACCACCAAATTGTTTATCAACAGGAATAGAATCTATTCCTCCTTCTGGAAATTTTATAACATTATCTCTAGACATTAATTCTGATTGTTGTTTTAATTTAGCTAGTTCGTTCGGGGAAGGTGATCTTCCAGTTGCTAATCTAAATTGTTTTATAAGTCTAAATAAATTCATTAGTAGTAAACCTTGTTTCTGGGTTTTTGTGGTGTATCTATGTAATCTTCAGGGTGTCTAAGTAATCCGCCTTGCCTGAAGCGCATAATGGCTTGTGTTGTTGAATCCACAAGATCGTCATAATCACCATGTGGGAATGCTGCACATTCCTCAATAACCTCTTCAGCAAATTTTTGATCTGGTGCCCATACCATTCCAGACTCAAAAAGAGGCGCACACGCGTTAACTCTTGTATGCTTATCATTTCCTCGGCTGGGTGTAAAGTTAATTACTGGTATATCCATTTGTCTAAGTTCATAGGTCAAAGGCAATCCAGAAGCTTTAGCTTCTATAATTACAGACTCAGGTTGCCAATACTTGTATTGTTGTAAAGCTAATCGTCTAAGTTCTGGAAACTCATACCTACCTTTTATAGCATCTAATAAAATTAAATTAGCACCAGAATCTTCATCAGGATAAAAAATACCCCATGTTGTAATAGCAGAATAATCTGCTGTTTCTTTTTTCATGAACGCTGTATCGTATGATTGTATGACGTGTTGTAGAGGAGGTATACTTTCTTTATCATAAAGTCTCCACCACTCACGTTTTATAATTGCACCTTCTTCTGACGTTGGGTTCTGCATCCACTGTGCATTCCACTTAGCAACAGGTAGAGTTGCTTTAACTTTTTCTAATTCTTCTAGCTTCCAATACTCTGGCCATACAGGTTTTGCTTCATCTGTTTCGTGGTCCATGATTGCTGGAAATTCGACCACGTGCCATTGATCTGATTTAGGTTCTTTTTGTTTAGATAATAAAATTCCTGTTAAATCTTTAGTAGACCAACGAGTCATAACTAAAATAATTTTACCACCTGGTTGAAGTCTCTGTCGTGGTCCAGATG